GAACTTAGTGTATCCCACCTCAGTGGCTTTAGATACAATGTTAAAGCCCATAATGTAATTGCTGTCCTCTATCACAATAGTTTTGATGTGAGGAGCTTTGTCAGAGATGGTCTTTAGCAGTCTTGTAATTTCTGTTGCTTCAGATACTTCCTTGTAGTTTCTGTTTTCTGTGTTGTAGAGTTTTTCTGCTCCTTTGAATGGGAGCTCTTTCTTTGCTACGTTAATAATGTAGGTTGTTTTGGGATCAAGGTGCTTAATAGCAGTGGATTTACCTGTGCCAGTGGGCCCCACAATCCCGATGAGTTTGCTTGCCATGATTAATTATTGTTTTTGCTGTAAATATAGTGAAATTACTAGTGATTTCCAAATAAATCTTAGATGATATTATCATCATCACTGGACAAACTCTTGCAAACCTTCTCTAGCTCTATAGAACCAAACACTGTTATCAGTATTCTGTACACAGGATTGTCTTCATCTGCTTGCTCTATAAGAGAAGCAAGTGCTGATGCTAGTTCCTCATGTTCTCCACCAAGTTCAACTTTGCATTGTTGATCCTCAAAGCAAGTGATGCGTAGTTCTGCTGTTTTTTCCTTTTTCATGTGTTTTGTTTTTATTGATTGTTATAAATTTTTCTCACCTTTGCTCCTAGTTCCATGTCATTAGGAGTGTTGTAAATCATGTCTGCTGGAACCATTATTTGTCTTCTTTCTGTGCCTCTGTCATAACAGGATTTGCACAGCTGTCCAGCTCCTTCAATATACCCTATTCTCATGTCAATGTGTGTAGAACGCTTATAAGGGGTTTCCACACCACATAACACACAGTGGTCAATCTCATCATCTTTTCTTGCTTCTAAATAGCAAACAAGATGATCTGTACCAGCTAGATAATCAGTGTCCACATCTGATGTATCTTTGCCACAATACTGGCAGATAAACTTTATCATATGTATTTAATTTTTGTTTTATCAAAGAATTCTAAGGCTTTCTTCAGCCATTTTCTTTCAACATCCTCATTGCTACAAACAATGTATATGTGCGCTTTTTTGTCTGGATTGTCATATTCCATAGCCATACACCTATTTATCTTCTGAGCTAAGTTCTCACCATTGCTATCAAAATAGTTGATGATTACACGGTTGAGAGGTTTGTATGTCACTCCTGTATTGCCTATTTTGACAACAGCTAAATGTTTACCCCTACCCTCTACAAAATCATCAAACACCTTTTTCTCTTCTTTCTTTGAATGATAGCTTTGTATGCCCAATTGGTCAGCTATTTTGGTGACACCACAGAAAACCAGTATACGCTCATCTCTGTGCTTTTTTAGGAGCTCTCTGGTCTTTTCCATCTTAGCTATGCTATTTTGGATGATGCGCATTCTAGCTAGTCTTAAAAACATGGTAGATCTACCCTGTCTTTCTAGGCTGTCTATAACATACCCATAAGCCACAAACTGTGCTTTCTCAGTTCTATAGCCAGACTTATACTTCTGTTTGCGTTTGTTGTCCAAAGGAACACCCACAACAGTGATTTCATAGTCTACAATAACACCCTCTTTTATAGCCTGGTCTATTGAGTATTCAGCCACTACACAGAGGTCTAATTCCTCACGTAGGGTTTTCTCTGTAAAGCTAGAGAGAGTGCCTGTAAGACCTAAAACATGTCCTCCTGTGTGGCTAAACTCCATGTGCTTATCTATCATCTCCCTAGCAGCCTCTATTTGGGCTTCTGAAAGCAGATGTATCTCATCTATAACAATGAGGTCAAACTGCTTTTCTAGGTGCTTTTTAAGCGATAGATGAGTGGTGTATGTGACATGGCTGTCATCATATCCACGAGCTTCAAAGTCCTTTTTCCAAGACTCCTTGATTTTGTTGTCTGGATAGGCAATGAGTACGCTTTTAACCTTGGGCTTAATTTTCTCAAGAATGTTGATGGTGGTGTATATCTTACCAAACCTGGGACATAAATGAAGAATACCATACATCCCATGGTTTAGCCACATATCAGCAAATTCCTGCTGTCTTTTATCTCGCAGAGTCATTAAATAAAAATGTTAGTGACCAGAATAACCATTCAAAGCTGCAAACAGTGTATGGTCCTTCAGGTGCATTGTTTCTAATGATGGTGATTGTTGGTAAAATGGCAATCTGCCAAAATGTGTCTCTGTTGTCTGGTGTTGTGCTAAATAGTTTTACGTTCATTTTAAAAAGTATGTTTTGTTTGTAATAGCCTCATAATCTGAGTCTGTCATGCTAGCTTTCTTAGGAAGCTCTTTGAACATACCAATCTGGCCTAAAAAGCCCAAACCAATACGAACATCATCCTCTCCATAGCTATTCTTAATAAGCCTGAGGCTTCTAAAATACTTAGCTCCATATTCATCCTTTAGCTTAGTGAGGTCATACCCACTGGGGTCAGCCACCTTGTAACGCATAGGATCAAATAGGGCTAGCACCACATCAGCATCATTCTGGGTTTGAGAGCTCTCAGCAAAATCTTCCAGCTGAGGCTCAACATCCCCATTCTTTATTCTGATGGGATTGGAAATATCACGATTAAACTGACTCACCACCACTGGCGTATATCCATAAAAGTCACGAGCATATCTCAGCTCATCACTCATCTTATCAATAGCCTGTTTCTTGGTGGTTTGGTCCTTGGTGGTTTTAAGTAGACCAATATGGTCAATAACAACAATAGTTATTTCATGCTCATCATTAGGAAAATAACGTTTGTTATACTCATCCACCTGTTCAATTTTGCCATGCTGAAGAGCATAGGCTTTTAATTCTTTTGCAATACCTACAGGATTCTCTGGACCATCAATGATGGTGATGGTTTCTGACATGTTTCCAATATAGTCTTCATACATTAGAAATAGGTCATGCTCATCTTTGCTCATCTTCTCTGTCCAGCCCAATAGTCTAGGAACAGGAACTATCATTCCATGATCTAGAAATATTCTTCTGCTCACCCATTTAGCCATCTTATACACTCTTGTGCGCTCCATAGAGCGATAGATGATGCGTAATTTAATGCCTGGGTCTTTTTGAGCAATATACCAATCAAATGGATTTAGCACAAATGCATCATCTATAAAGCTAGTTTTGCCTGAACCAGTGAGACCACCCACAAGGAAATACATACTCTTACGGATACCAATGTATCTATTGAGCCTGTCAAATCCCATAGGAATACCACCATTGCGTCCTTCCAGCCCTAGCTCCACTTCTTTTCTTAGCTGTTCAAAACTCATATGTCTGTGCCTCCTGCAGTTTTAGGAGCTTCTTCCACCTTAGCTCCTTCTTTAATTAATTCAATGAATGGTTCAAAGCTTCTTTGATTTAGATAGGTGAGAGAGTTCTGCATAAATGTGAGCTTGTTATTACCAGTTTTAACAGAGTTCTCCTTCTTTTGAAGGACATCAAATTTAAGTGCCTCTATTAGTTGAGCCACTGTATATTCTCCTTCAAGCACTATCTTATCAAATCTTATTTTACATTCTTCCTTATTCTGTCTGAGACTCCTAGATCCTTCAAACCTCTTGCCTTTGTGTGTGAATGTATCAGTGCCTGGAAATGTTTTCCACCACTCTTCAAACTGAACATTAGCAGCAGTGGCTTTTACAATCTTGATAGGTTGCTCAGATTCTACAAACTTTAATAGCTCTATTCCTTGTGTGGTGAGCTTGTTCTCCTTTGTAATAAGTCCCTTTCTCACTAGTGTCTGCATCATGTTGCATATTTTAGCGCTGCTATTACACAGCTCTATAACACTAATGCCCTCATCAATAGTTTTCAATAAGAAAACTACATCAAGGGAATAACTTTTCTTAATAAGCTCCTCAAAATGGGAGAGTGTCACGTTTGACAGATTCATTCTCTTTTGATTTGGGCTGTTCTTCTATAATGTACACCTTTGCAGGCAAGCGATGTTCTTCCTCCATTATCTCTTTCATAATCATCTCTTGCTCCTCTTGCAAATATACAGCATCTTTGAGAGCTTCCCGTTCAAAATCTTCAGCATTTTTTATGTCATTCATGTTTTTGCATTTCTTTTCCAATCTTTTCACCTTTTTTCCAGGTTTTTCCGACAGGACCTGATT